TTGGTTAATGCCTCCCCTGTACCATAGGGTTTGGCAATACCTAAAGTATAAAGCAAATCACAAACCCAACAAGATCCCCATGAGTGACGGAACGTTCTTTGATATTCAACCCGGACAACATCTTACTTCTCTTAGAGGGATTGCACAAGGCGTTGGATACTATGAAGGGATGTCCTGGAAAGAGCCAAACCCTAAAACGATAACCACCATAATTAATTGGCTGGAGAAACAAGGGATGGTAACAGTGGACAAAGGAAAGGGTAACAGACAATACACACTCATAACGCTGTTAAATTGGGAATCATACCAATCTATAAACAATGGGGGTAACAGTAAAGAAACAGTAGATGGATCAGGTACTACACAGCGACTGGATATAAACAAGAATGATAAAGAATGTATTAAGAATGATAAAGAATCTACTGCTGCTGACGCGGGCGCGCGTGAAGAACCTGGATACTCAGAAAATGATACCGGAAATGAAGAATCACCTGGTGCAACTGAGGAACAAATAACAGCTGCTTTACTTCAACATTACCTGCAGCTAAAAGGACAAATGCATCCTAGTCCAAAAGATCACGAGGCTGCACTTGAGGTAGGTCGTAATCATGTCCCTATTAAACAAGCTATTCAGTACTTGGACGAAAAATTCCAAGAATTCAACAAAAATAAAAAACATTCCAGAGATCAGATCAACTCACTGAACTACTGCACTGGATATATACTAGATCGTTATTACGAAGAGAAAGAAGGTGCGAAAGGTGGAAAGCATCCAAAACGTAATGGCTCGTTTGGAAAAACAGGCGGAAAAAGCGCGGAAGACGTCATCCGACAAAGAGAAGCAGCCAAACAAGCCTGGAGTTGAACATGATTGTCCCGATTGCAAAGATACCGGGTCTCTCATACACAAAGTTGATGAAAAGCTAGGAACGGCCAATGGATCAAAAAAGATGTTTGGCGACCGTGCCATTGCGCTGAAACTAGGAAACTACGTAATAGATTTAAAAACTGCACGTTGATACCAGATGAATTCAAAAAAGCTCGCTTCGATAATTACGAGGTTGAAACCGATGTCCAGAGAACGTTATTTGAGGCAATCAAGGCCTATCTAAGTCAAATTCAGAAGGTTATAACCGATAAACCAGATCAAAACAGCATTGGTTTTATTGCGGTTTATGGCGAAAGTCTAATCAGAGAAATGAATCCAGAAGATCGACACACTTTTAAGCAAGAACACAACAGCTGGGGGTTAGGCAAAACACACCTTCAAATGGCTGCTGCTAAATGGATCATGAACAATGTTCAAGTACGTGATGAGATTGCGCCAGGTCAAATGTCGAGTTTCGTTAGAGGATGCAGGGTTTTATGTGTTTCAGACGTTGAGTTCATGGAAGACCTTATCCAAGCCAAAATGGATAACAACGGCAATGAAACATTAAATAAACTGATCCAAAGTGCCACCACCGTGGATGTTCTCCTCTGGGACGACTTAGGGAAATCGAAATGGAGCGAAGCAAAAGAAAGCCTCTACTATCGCATTATTAATGAACGGTACCGAAACAAGAGACCTATCATTTTCAGCTCCAATGAAGATCAAGGCACGATCAGCGAAAAAATCGGATACGCAGCTGCTAGTAGGTTGTTTGGAATGACTGACCTTCACGAAGTAGAAGGCGCTGACTATCGCCAGAAAAAGAAAGGAGAGTCCTGATGTGTAAATTGTGCAACGGATCACACCGAATCCAAGTTCAAAACAAATATGTTTTTTCGATTCATCCATGCCCGAAATGCGGACCACTTCCTGAGACAGAAAAGAAGCTACGTCGTTCTCGTTTCAAACAACGTCTCGAGGAAGCTTTAGAACGACAGAAGAAAAAGGGGCAACCCGCATGAGTTTATACATCGCTTTAGATGATGTGGGGCTTGATTGGAGCGTTAAAGAGGTTGCTAGATTCAAGACTCATTACAACGAAGGCCACGGATATAAAACCGTAGCCAAGTACTTGAAACGATCTCAGAAAGAAGTGATCGCATTAGCGGTAGACCAGTTAACCATTGATCAACTAAAACTATTTATTGGAGGTGTGTGAGCATGAACAACAAGTTACGCCGTGCTGTTGAAGAGAGAAGGCAGTACCTTATCAACAAACTAGATAAAAAGGGATACAGAGTTACAGGTGACGGAAAGCATACAGAGGAATTAACCCTCACAGAGTTGGAGCAGATCCACATAAACGTGGAATGTCGATTAGCAATGGGAGTGAAGGTGTAATGGGAAAGGCCTGGCGTGGTGAAGTAACAAAGTATTTTCTGACGCCAAAACAACTTGAAGAAGCCCGCACAGGAGCCAAATGCGATCTTGAAAACCGAAAAGAGCAACGTTCGCAAGACTTTTCACTTCCCAAAACTAAAGGTAAGAAGGAGCGATACTTTTGAAAATTAATCAAGGAAAGCGCGGCATGCAGATAGAGAGCATGATCAATCTTACCAACCAGACATACAACTTGAAGAGATCGGCCATTGTAAACAAACGTCCTACGCCAGTTAAGGTTATGAAATCAAAAGGAACCAGAGTGTTAAGTGGATACTTTGAGGCAAAATCCACAGTCGATTATGACGGCGTTTACAATGGACGGGCTATCTATTTTGAAGCGAAATCAACCAAAGATGTTCGCTTCCCACTCAAAAACATACATCAGCACCAAATGGACTACATGGAGAAAGTTGATAAAGCAGGAGCTCTTTGTTTCTTCCTGATCGAATGCAAAGTCATGAACACGGTGTTCCTGGTCTTATACAGCACGATTAAGCTTTACTGGGAAAATTCAAAGCTGGGAGGTCGCAAGTCGATCCCCATTGATGATTTTAATTACTATGCTGCAGGTGAAGTAAAAACCAAAAATGGCGTTCCTCTGGACTACCTCCCGGTCTTAGATAAGATCATAAAGGAGGGTACAGCATGAACGATCAGGTGATTGTGAAGCACTTACAACGAATTAAGCCAGGCGAAGAAGACGTTCTCCTTATCAAAGGAGAGCCCTTCTACGTCAGAAAAGCTACTTCGGAAGACTTGGAAGCTGTTAAAGAAAGCGTAAAACGGAAGGAGGAGTAACCTGTGGGAAAAGGTCGATCATGGACACAAGAAGAGATAGATTTCTTGCAAGATAAATGGGGCGTTATAAGCATTAAGGCTATCGCTAAGAATCTCGATCGCTCCATAAACGCTGTGAAGCTTAAAGCACAACGAACCGGACTCTCTGATGCACGCTTTGCTTTTGATGGGATAACGGTCTCTCAGTTAGCTGAAGCTCTAGGGATATCCTATAGCATTCTAAAAAACTGGATTAAGCTTTATGATTTTCCAGCTAAGAAAAGAATATTCGCAGCTGAAAACCGAGTGTTGGTAGTTACCTATGATGACTTTTGGGAGTGGGCTGAGCAAAACAAGCAAATGCTAGACTTCACACGGTTAGAGCCTCTACTGCTTGGGCCAGAACCGGATTGGGTCAAGGAGAAGCGCACAACTGATACACGTAACGGATGGATCATCAAAAAGAGTCATAACAATGCCTGGTCCAAACAAGAAGATACCTTATTAAAATCTATGCTTAAGGCTTATAAATACACATATCCTGAAATCTCAAAAAAATTAAACCGATCTGAAGGCGCAGTAAAAAGAAGAATACTAGACTTAGGTTTAAAAATGCGTCCTATAAGCTTAAATAACCACGTGAAATATACATCAGAAGAGGTAGAAATGCTGATCGAATTATACGAAAAAGGCTACTGCCTTGAGTACATTGCAGAAAAAATGAACAAAAGCGCTTTAGGGATCCGGGGCAAGCTGGAGAGAATGGGATACAAATTTAAAAATGGTGTTCCAGTGGTGGACTTAAAGGAAGCGTAGGAGGGGTGAAGAATGAGCATGGAGCGTGCGAAGGAATTGCTTTTAAAATTAAATTACGCTATGGATGCAAAAGACTACGATACAGCAGATATATTAACAAGGGATTTAATGGAGTTATTCAAACAACAAAACGAACAGATAAAAGAAAAAGATATGGCAAACAAAAATTTAAAAGACCATTCCGAATCATTAAGGAAAACTTTCAAACAACAATATGAGCAGATAGAACGCCTGGAAAACCTGGTCCAGAGTCTTACAGAGAAGAATCGTGCATTAGGGAATGAAGGGTTAAAGTTTTTCTATGATTACTTCGCAGAATTACACGGTCAAGATTTACAAATAGCGAATTGGCATGCAAACGATGATTTGGAACCGTTTGATAATTTCTTTGATAGCGCAGAGGAAGCCTTAAACTCGGAGAGGGATACAGATGCAGCTAACCATTGATGATGTTATACACGGTTTCGATGAAAGTCTAGCAAACTGGCAGGATGTTTTAGGGAATCATGAAGAGTGTTTTGTGAAAGCTCTAATTCCACAAGAAGCACTATCTCCATTAGAGCAACATTACAATGGTCCGGATCATCCAGATAAAGAAAAGGCTCATGTGCTCTGGCGTGATTATGTGGTTGCAATTTGGGGTTACATTCAACAATTCGAATATGTACCTCATGAAGACACATGGGATATGGCCACAGATCGTTTAAAGGAATATCGCGATAAACAAGAACCTTGCCCTATGGAAGTCACCAGGCATCAGAGTTCACGTGAAGATTTTAAGCCGGCTCATGTAGTTGAGTATCTATAATTTGAGAGGAGAATGAAAATGGGTGTATATGCTGAAACGAAACATGATGCTTATAACTTAAAGTTCAAGAAACATGAGGTTTTTGCAGATAAGTTAGTGGTCGTGGATGAGTCTGACATTCCGGTGTTATGGCTTAGCGAAAAAACAGGGAAGGTAAGCTTTGGCGGAAAGTACTTTCACCTTTATAAAGAGCAGCGCCTCATTGAAGCTATGAAAAATTTATCCGCAGTCGTTTATGATTTTGTCCATGGAGAGAATGACGAACATGTGGATTATGTAAGAAGCTTCCAAAAGGCTTTGGAGTTTGCTGATCAGGTTGAATACGACTTTTATGATGGCAGTAATTCATTGAGGTTTTATGAAATTGACGAACCTTACTATGCATTAATTAAAGCCAAGGATGAAGAGGAAGCTATTCAAGAGTATGTGGAAGTTGTGGCTGACGATGCAGAAGATCAACCGTTATCAGAAGAAATCAAACTCGTTGATAGAGAATACGCTTTAGCAAAGCATTGCCAGTCAAAAAATGAAGACGGATCCATTTCGCCATTTAATGAAAAGCTTGAGGAGTTTAATAAAAAAGAAGCTAGCATTTTAATAATTGACGGCTCATTGATTTAACAGTTTCCCTAAATAACTCGAGAGGAGAACCAAGGATGAAACTTTATGTATATAAAACCCCTGACCAAGATAAGGGTGATCCAGGAGTACATTGTACATTTGTAGATGAGGACGGTCGTAAGTCGAGCACCTTTTTTAGCAGCCCACCAGAAAGCATCAGTCATGTAGATAAAGGTTATTTAAAAGACCGTTTTACTAATGTTCAAACTGAAAAACAAGCTGTATTTATAAAAGAAAGATTCTCAAATGAAATTAAAAGGTTAAAAGATAGCGTTAGCCCCGATATTGAATTTTTAAAGGAACTCCAAACTGAATTAAATGCACAGGAAACAGATCACCAAGGAGCACCGCGGTTTTGGTCCATCATGGATTACAAGTGGAGAATAACAGAAAATGGTCATCACGACAGAGTATCTCTTTTTCATCCTGATAGCGGTGAAGCAATAACCCTAGATGAATATGTTGATGAAATCCTAAATGGTGATAGAAATACAGAATTCGATGAAGAACAAATTGAAGAACTTAAGGAAAACAAAGAGTACTTTCAAGAGCTTATTGAAGATTGGATCATAGAGCATGACGATGATGAATACCACTTCCTTTATGAAGAGAAAGATTATTTTATTGCTTGGAACTCGGTATTCTTCACAAAACAAGAAGCTAAAGATCACCTGGAATCAAATGCACATCATTATTCAGATGAAGCTCATACTTTCGCAATGACTGCTTGGAGAGCTCCAAAAATGGAACGGTTGATGAAGGTATTGTATGAAACCAATTGGGATTCGATAAAGGAGTTTCAATATGACAGCTAAGATCATCCCTAGAAAAAGAACAGTAGGTAGTTACAAATACAATGAGTGTGAGAATTGTGGTCATGAAAACGCTATTGAAAAACCTTTAAGAACCGACATGCCGTATTGCGGGTATTGCGGAAAGATTGTTTTAGATGCAGCACAAAATTACTGCTGCTGGTGTGGAAGTGAGTTTGAACGTTAAGGTGCACCAGACTGATTAAACGTCTTAGATGGGAGGATTAATATGGATGAAGTGAGATGTGGAAACAAGACATGCAACAAGATTATTACTACTGATACAGAGATTGAATATAGCAGAAACTTAGGTGAATACTTCTGTAATGCTGAATGTGCTACTGATAGATATTTTGATTATATGGAAAGTACCCCTTTAGACATTGAAGAACTTAGTGAAAAGTCAGAAGAAGTTTTAAGAGGTAAGACTCTTTATTATAAAAGTTAAGACAGATCACGAAGATTATGCAAAACAAGGAGGCATAACGTGAGTAAGATCCCAACGGGTTTTGAAGAAATTAAAGATGTAACTGGTGTTTATGTATCAAAGCATGAAATTGTTGTAACAGGTCATCCAGAAGTAGACGATGAGGAACATAATTGTGATGATTTAGGCTGTACGTCGGTTTCTCATGTTCTATTTAGAGAAGAACGACCGAGAAAATCTGCCTTATAGTCAAATAAAATAACCCAGCGAGGTGAAACAGTATGAAGGAATGTGTTGAGTGTAAAACAAACAAGGCTACACATTGGTCAGGTCACCTTTGCGAAAAATGCTTCAGAGAATTGTTAGCTGATAAAGCCGAGAATAGTTAAAGGGGGAGATCGGAAGTGAGAGAGATTAAATTTCGTGCTTGGGATAATGTAGCTTTCCAAATGTATTATCTAGGCGAGGAAGAAGATGTTGTCTTTACGTTTGGATCCAGCGGCATTACCGCAACTGATATAACGCAAGAAGAGGAAGAGTTTCAAACGCTGCATCATCTTAAATACATGCAATTCACCGGTCTGCGTGACCGTAACGGAGAAGAAATTTATGAAGGCGATATTGTCCAAATAAAAGACCACCCATTTATACACATTAACGGTAAAAGAGAAGTTTACCTTAATGAATGGGTGGAGCTGAGCGCTAGCGGTTACCTACTTAACAAAGTTCACAAATACGCTGAAGTGATCGGAAATATTCACGAAACCCCAGTGTTATTAAACTAAACATACAACATTAAGAAAAGCCAGGGAGACCCTGGCCTTTCAAAATGCCTGACAACTACTATTCTATCATACAGGGGGCTTTGATAGTGGCTGGAATATTGAAGAAAGAATACGATAACCATACATCCGAGATCGACCTAAGCGAAAACGCTGTATATATTGTGAAAGACGGAGAAATGGTGAAAGCTCCTGAACCAACAAAGGGTTTCGGAGCTCTCACAATAAATTGGCAAGGTGGAAAGCCATGTCATGGTAAAAATGGAAGAAAGTTTCAAACTCTAACTGAATAAGCTTATCGGAAAAACCGAGAGCACTGATTACACGTTGCAAATGCTGCAGCTGTAGTTGGTGCTCTTTTTTTATTGCAGAAAGGAGGAGCGTATTTATGTCAGACCAATTTAGAGAGCAACTGAAGCTTTACAAAAAGAAGAAAGGCATCAAAACTCCTTCACCTAAGAAAAAACAACACAGAAAGCCTGAGAAGCTATCACAGAACGATATAAAAGATCTTATGGGTATGGATCGCCCGACTTACAGACGAGGAAAAGGCGGATCTATGAAGCAGAGATAAGGAAAGGGGCTGGTCATGTTGTTAGATTTACTTTTCGAATATAAACGAACATTAAGGGAGACCAGGAAGCAAAAAGAACAGCTGGAGGCAATCCCTGTTAAAAGAAGAACCAATAGTGACAACGAAGACATCAAGCAATACAGCTGCATGATCAGTCACCTTCAGTTTGTGGTGGAATGGTTAGAGAATGGCAGGTTACCAGGAGCGAAACGTGGTTATGATCGTCGAGAGGTGTATAAGCGCATGGTTGTAACGGATCCTCGCGATCTCGAATCTATTCATATGATCAATTCTGGAGAAAGCTCTGAATCTGTTATTAACGAATGGGATAAGCAACGCCTGGATGATGCGTTATCTGTCTTATCGAATCGAGAGAAGGATATTTATATGCTGCATCACGCTCATCTGATGTCATATGAGGAAATCGGGGAATTATTGTGTATTAAGAAGACCACGGTACAAACACACCATGTTAGGGCGCAAAAGAAATTGGAGAAAAGAACGGAAAATAGCTTATTCTGTTTAACCTAAAAACGCGCTTCGGCTTAAAAATGTACGCCAGTCCGTCCTGCCTTCCAGTTTAGCATAAAGCTCCAAATTTTTGTGAGAAATGCATGGTTTTTTGTGGTACCTTTGCCACCTATTGTATGAGAGGTAATATTTGTGCGGTAGTAATGAATTGTTAATATACGCTGGAGGTGGTGAGATGTAGTGCCACGAAAAAGAGACCCAAGACGTGATGAAGCATTTGAAATATTTAAGAAACATAACGGTGATATTACGAACCGAGCAATCGGTGAACAGCTAGACATTCCGGAGAAGACGATCAGCGCATGGAAGTCCCGTGATAAGTGGAATGCAGTACTGCAAAAAAAGGATTGTAGTACTACAAAAGAAAAGAAGAAAGATCCACCAAAGAAAAAGCAGCAGAAAAAAGAAGAAGTTGTGGAATTAGATGGTGATGACCTCACTGATAAACAAAGGCTCTTCTGCCTTCATTACGTTAAGACGTTCAATGCCACACAATCAGCTATCAAAGCGGGATACGCACAAGAGAGCGCTCATGTAGAGGGGAGCCGGTTGCTAAGAAACGCTAAGGTTGCAGCTCATATCAAAGAGATCAAGCAAAGCATGACGGACACCCTCTTCCTGGATGCAATGGACGTACTTAGGAAATACGCTGAAATAGCCTTTTCAGACATAACAGACTACCTTGTTTTGGTAAGAAGGAAGTACAGGCTATGGGTGCATTTGGCCCTTTGGAAGACGAGAAGGGCAATCCGATCATGAAAGAAGTTAACTACGTGGACTTTAAGGAATCAACTGCTGTAGATGGAACGATCATATCTGAAGCAAAACAAGGGAAAGACGGGGTGGCCATCAAGCTAGCTGACAAAATGAAAGCCCTGGATAAATTGGATAAGTACTTTGAGCTTCTTCCAGACAACTACAAGCGCCGTGTTGAAGAAGAAAAGGTTGCCTTGCAGCGTGAGAAGTTAGAGCTCGACAAAGCCAAAGCAAATGTTGACGACGGTGAATACGAAGACGACGGATTCCATGAAGCTCTAGAAGGTAAGACAGCTGAGGTGTGGGAAGATGGGTAGCGTAGAAGCTAAGCAAAAGAAACCTGCACCGTTTAAATTCAAGCCTTTCTCAGAAAAACAAATCAAGGTCCTTACTTGGTGGCGAAAAGACTCTCCTGTTAAAGATCGGGATGGCATAATATGCGACGGATCCGTGCGAGCAGGAAAAACCGTTGTGATGTCTCTTTCTTATGTTATGTGGGCCATGGACACGTTCCAAGATGAGAACTTAGGGATGTCAGGCAAAACAATAGGGTCCTTTCGTCGTAACGTAATCACACCTCTTAAACGCATGTTGAAGTCCAGAGGGTATCGAGTGAAAGATCATCGAGCAGATAACTACTTAACCATTACGTATAAAGGCGCATCCAATTACTTTTATGTGTTTGGTGGTAAGGATGAAGCCAGTCAGGACCTTATTCAAGGTATTACACTTGCTGGCATGTTCTTTGATGAAGTAGCGCTCATGCCTCAGTCCTTTGTTAATCAGGCGACAGCACGTTGTTCTGTGGAAGGCTCTAAGTTCTGGTTCAACTGTAACCCGGCAGGACCTTATCACTGGTTCAAAATTGAATA